TCATTTGTAAAAAAGGTGTATCTAACAAAATCATAAATATAACTATCGTTATATAATGTGTAAAGTTATCCATTATACATTATAATTAGAAAATAACCAAAGTCTAAATTATATTTTAATTTTACTTTTATTATCATGATGATGGTGATTCTTCTCCTTCTCCATCTCCATCTCCTTCTCCATCTTCTTCTCCTTCTCCATCTTCTTTTCCTTCTCCATCTTCTTGTACTGGTGATTGTGTATCTGTTGGTGTATCAATATTTAAATCTTTCCGAATATCACTTATTGATTTATTTATACTTTCTATCTTGGTTTGGTTTTCAGGACTAAGTGTTTCATTTATAACATTAATTTTATTTTGTATTTGAAAGGCATAATCCATTAATTTAGTTTCTTTATTAAGTATTTTTTTATCTTTTACTTTGTTTTTGTTATCTTCGTTGACAGAAATAAATCTGTTAAGTTTTTCTAATGATTCATGAAAATTTTCTAATACTACTGAATAATCTATTTCTTTTGTTTCTTCTTCTGCTCCTCCTTTTTGAGTATGCTTTCTATTTTTTATTTTTCGTGTTTTTTTTCCAGAACCTTTTAATTTTGCCATATATATATAATATATATTATATATATTTCTATTTTACAAGATATTAAATATATAATTATCTAAATAAATAATTTTGATATTTCTATTATCTTAAATATTTTCTTTTATTGTTGCAACAAATGACTTAATATCATTACCTCTTGGATCTTTCTGCTCTACAATATGAACCTTATCTTTATGCTCTCTAGGTATTCTTAGATGAATAGATATAATTCTATCCTTTTTTTTACTATAATCTTTTATTTGTTCTTTGCTTTCATCACCATCTACTAATTTATCTACATGTTTCTTGAATTTATCTACCATATTGGATATATCATCATCTATACTTTCATCATCTATACTTTCATCATCTTCTGTGCTAACAGTAGATCTAATTTCAACATCAATATCTTCTATTTGTGATACTTCATCAACAGTTTGTTTAAATGTTTCAACCATAGTGGAAATATCTTCCTCTTTCTCTTCTTTTATTTGTGATACTTCATCAACAGTTTGTTTAAATGTTTCAACCATACTGGAAATATCTTCTTCTTTCTCTTCTTTTATTTGTGATACTTCATCAACAGTTTGTTTAAATGTTTCAACCATAGTGGAAATATCTTCTTCTTTCTCTTCTTCTATTTGTGATACTTCATCAACAGTTTTTTTAAATGTTTCAACCATAGTAGATATATTATCTTCTTCTTCCTCTTCTTCTTCTTCTATTTGTGATACTTCATCAACAGTTTTTTTAAATGTTTCAACCATAGTAGATATATTATCTTCTTCTTCCTCTTCTTCTTTTTCTTCTTCCTCTTCTTCTTCCTCTTCTTCTTCCTCTTCTTCTTCCTCTTCTTCTTTTTCCTCTTCCTCTTCTTCTTCCTCTTCTTCTTCCTCTTCTTCTTTTTCCTCTTCTTCTTTTTCCTCTTCCTCTTCTTCTTCCTCTTCTTCTTCCTCTTCTTCTTCCTCTTCTTCTTCCTCTTCTTCTTTTTCTTCTTCTTTTTCTTCTTCTTCTTCTTCCTCTTCTTCTTCCTCTTCTTCTTCCTCTTCTTCTTCCTCTTCTTCTTTTTCCTCTTCTTCTTCCTTTTCTTCTTTTTCCTTTTCTTCTTTTTCCTCTTCTTCTTCCTCTTCTTCTTCCTTTTCTTTTTCCTCTTCCTCTTCTTCTTCCTCTTCTTCTTCCTCTTCTTCTTCCTCTTCTTCTTTTTCTTCTTCTTTTTCTTCTTCCTCTTCTTCTTCCTTTTCTTCTTCTTTTTCTTCTTCTTTTTCTTCTTCTTTTTCTTCTTCTTTTTCTTCTTCCTCTTCTTCTTCCTCTTCTTCTTCTTTTTCTTCTCCTTGTTTGTGTTCTTTTTGCTGTGATTCAAAATGTGTAATTAATTTACTTATTCTATCTTTATTTAAATCATTTACTAATTCACCTAATTCTCTTTTTATTATTCCTATATTTACTTGGTTTAAGTCTTTTCCATGTTCTATTATTTTTTCTATTTTTAAATTTATATTTTTTTTTAGTAATGTATCGTCATCCCCATCAAATTCAAGTAATTTAATTTGTTTTTCTAATCTTTCTAATAAAGATTTTAATTTTGGAATAGTTTCATTATTTATATCAGTTTCATTAATTTGCTTTAGACTCTCTATTGTAGAACGTATATCTCTCTGGGATTGTAATTCAGATTCTGTTTTACCCTCTTCTACATCATATTTCTTAAAAAATGCAATTTGAATGCTTGTATCTTTATTACCACCTGTTTGTTGTGTATTTGGTTGTTCTCTAGTGCGGAAAGTTATTTTTTCAAAGGTAATTCTATCTCCTTCACCTTGACCCTTTCTAGCAATAGTACTTATAATACCCTTGGCTAAAAGTGTATATCTTTCTGTTGCAGTTATATAATCTGAACTTTTCTTATCTATCATATATCTTGAACCTCTTATAGAAGGTTCTGTTCCTAATAAAAATGCGTGTATATTATCAAGTGATTTCTCCTTATTATCGGTTAATGTTATTTTTTTAGTATCTAATATTTTTTTTAACTCAGTTTCAAGGTCATTATCAAATGTTATATTTTCCCTTTTTGTTATGTCTTGTGGAAAATATATATTTCTTATTTCTTCTAATATTTTATCTACTGCTTCATTGCTATTGAGATCTTTTATATTGTGAATTTTTGGTGTAAGTTTCACTGAAGGATTTCCACCTGTATGAAACATACCATAACCAGAAACAAAGCGTTTTTTTAAAGTTTGTAACATTGGATTCTTACCTCTATTTCTTGGTGTTTTATTTTTCTTTCTCTCTTTAAGTTTCATTTTCTTTAATGTTTTATTTTTTCTTTTATCCTTTTTTTTATTAGGATTTAATTTCATATATATTTATAAAGGATTATAATTTTTAATTAAATATATGTAGTATATATAATATATAAAATGAGTACAGGTCCAATTGATGTTAAGACCACAAGTAATAAATGTGATGTGGAGTGCAATTTTACTTTTAATTATAAAAATAGTTCATTACGTGCCATTAATAAGAGAGACTATATAAAATTAACGTATGATAATTCAAGAGATCAAGAAATAACATTTAGTGGAACTAAATATGATGTTGAAGAAATACGTATTTATTCATCTTCACTAAATAAGTATCAAGGGAGGTTTTATCCGTGTGAGATGATAATTCATCATGGTTCCAATGATGGTAATAATTTGCTTGTTTGTGTTCCAATTGTGGTGAATAATAACTTATCATCCTCTCATACATTATTTCGTTCTATTGTTAGACACTTTCCTAGAAAACGTAATGAAGAGGCAAGTATTAACGAACGAAATTATAATCTAAATCATATTATACCGAGAGGTGGTTATTATTCATATAATGGAAAACTACCTTATGAACCTTATACAGGAAATTATGACATTATATTATTTGACCCAGCGATTGCTCCAAATATGAATCGTAATGATTATAATATATTAAGGAAAATAATTCGTAATATATCATCGAATGAAAAAATAAAAGAGATAAATGATGAAGAGTATTTTTATAATCCAAGTGGAACCTTGAATGAAGAACTTATAAATGATGATAAAATATATATTAAATGTAATCCGGTAGATCAGGATGGAAACTTGTTAGAAGAGATTGACACAAAACGAAAAGGAGATGGAATGAATTTTTTCAAATTAGATTTTGATAATGAGGCAAACACAAAACAATTATTAACAATAGGAGGTTCAATGGTGTTTGCAATTGGATTAATTATAGGAATATACGCTTTTCGGAGATATTTAAGAAATATTGATTAATTGGAATCTTTCTCTCTTGTTATTTAAAGTTTAGCTGCTTGATGGATATCACACATTACAGGTTTATATTTTAATCTATTATTTACACGTTCATTTACTAAAGGAACCATTTTTTGGACGACTTCTTGTTCTAAGGTTTCAGGGAATTGATTAAAAGACATTAAATACTGGTCTCTTAGATTATTTGAACTGGATATTTCTTTTTGGATATTTGTTTGATGGAATATTTCATTTTCTCTATTTACATCATTTGGTAAATATTGAGAACCATTCATATTTTTTCTAAATAGTTCAAGAACGAATATTAGTGATATAGCACCTACAATAGGTGAATTAATGAATAAATAAATAGAAATAATAATAAGTAATGATTTCACAAGCATATCATCTAGTAATAGAGATAGATTATGTGGAATTTTCATATCTAGTATGATAAATAGAATCATGAAGATAGAGAGAAGATTCAATACCATATTATTAGAGACTTTTAATTCTTTGGGTAATCTCATTATATATATTGCAATAGAAATAAATACTAAATAAATTATAAAATTGAATAAAATGTATTTTTCTATTGATATACAAATACATAATTTATGGATAATAGTGAATTAAGTGATTTTGTATATTTGGGTCAAAAGGGTTATACAATACCCAAAAATAAATTATCAGAAGAAGAAATTACAAAAATAAGGAATGATTTAATAATTAAACCATATATTCCAGGAATGTTAATGAAAAATGTAAATAGTTATTTATTATTTCGTGAATCCCCTAAAAAATTATATGTTCCACGATTATATGGAGTGAATAATATTTGTCAATATAAAGAGTCAAGAATTGGTGATGGAGATAATATTGATATTGATTTCAAGGGGAATTTAAGAGAGTATCAAAAAAAGATAGTGAATGCTTATCTTGAAGAGAGTGAAAGAAGTGGTTGTGGATTACTAGAGATTTATGCAGGTGCAGGAAAGACAGTAATGGCTCTTAAGATTATTGGTGAATTAAAAAAGAAAACTTTAATTATAGTGCATAAAGAGTTTTTAATGTCTCAATGGATTGAACGTATAGAACAGTTTATACCAAATGCTCGTATTGGAAAAATACAGGGAAATACCTTTGATATAGAAGGTAAAGATATAGTGTTAGGTATGTTGCAATCATTATCTATGCGAGATTATGAAGAAAAACAGTTTAATACTTTTGGTATGACAATAGTAGATGAATGTTTTAATTATAATACAAAAGTATTAACAAGTATTGGATATGTAAAAATAGGTGCTTTATATGATAGTTGGATGATGTATAATAAGGCACCGAATGTATATAGTTATAATATGAAAACGAAGTGTTTCGAGTATAAGAAATTGACTTATGCTTGGAAAAAGAATACAGATAGAATGGTATGTTTAAGATTTAAAGATGGAAATCATATAGAATGTACGAATAATCATAAAATATTAACAAGTTCTGGGTATAAGAAAGCAAGATATCTAAAAGAGAATGATATTGTATTGTGTTATTCTATAACTCCTTCTTTACCCTACTGTAAAGTTTTAAATAACGACCAGCTTCAAGTAATCATAGGGAGTTGGATATCAAATCATTGTTTGATAGATAAATTAACAGAGAGAACATATAGAGTAAATTTCTACAGTAGAAAAAAGGATTATATATCTTTTAAACAAAAAGTGTTTGGTATTGATAATTATAATTATGTAGAAAGTACTAAATATTATTCTTTTGATAGTTTTCCTTTTCATTTTGAAAATGGATTTGATTATTCTTGTATTCATGATGTAAAAATACTNATANACAANATGGATTTAAAAGGGTTTGCTGTTTGGATTATGGAAAAAGGGTATTACAACAAAGAAAGAAATGAGTTATTTCTCTCTTTAGGAAAATTACCGGAAGAAGTAGTTGAAGAAGTGGTAGAGAAATTTAGTTTATATTTATCAGGTGTAGAAATAGATAAGTCGGTAAATGGTAATTACTTGATTTTCAATGAGATACAAACTCATAAGTTATTGAATGTATTAGATAGTTATATCGTTCAAGAATCTTATTTCTATGAAAAATTTAAATATATATGCAATAAGTCATCAAGTTATCTTTGGAAATATAAAGATACACGAGTAGCCTCTTTGTTAATATATGACATAGAAAGAGATTCAAAGTGTGAGAATGTATATGATATTGAAGTAAGAGACAATCATAATTATATCGTTCAATTAAAAGAGAGAAATGGTTTAATTGTGCATAATTGTCATCATATTGGTGCGGAAGTATTTTGTCGTGCGTTATTTAAAGTTGTTACAAAGTATATGCTTGGATTATCTGCAACTATGACACGAAAAGATGGATTATCTAAAGTATTTAAGATGTTTCTGGGTGATATAGTGTATAGATACAAGAGACAAGGAGATGATAATGTTGTAGTGAAAGTGATACAATATAAGAACAGTGATCCAGAGTTTAATGAGGAGGTGTTTAATTATAGAGGTCAAGTGCATTATTCTGTTATGATAAAGAAGATATGTGAGTTTAATCATAGAACAGAATTTATTATAAAACTAATTTGTGATTACATAAATGAAGAATCAAATGAATATGAAAGAGATACAAAAGAAGATATAACTACAAGTCAGATTATGGTATTAGCTCATAATAAATCTATATTGAAATATATGTATGATGCAATAAATACAAGAAAACTTGCATCTGTTGGATATTATTTAGGAGGTATGAAAGAGAAAGAGTTGAAAAAGACAGAAGATAAGAAGATCGTAATTGCTACTTATGCTATGGCGGAAGAGGCACTTGATATAAAAACATTATCTTGTTTATTCTTAACTTCTCCCAGAACAGATGTTACACAAGCAGTAGGTAGAATTTTACGTGTAAAACATAAACAACCGGTTGTATATGATATTGTCGATCAACATCCAATCTTTCAAAGACAGTTTATAAAAAGACGCACATCTTATATTAAATGGAAATATAAAGTCATAGAAACAGATAATCATAAGTATTTGAATAATGAATGGATAACAATTTATAATACAGATGGGAATGAAAAAATATATAAGAGAAATATAAAAAATGGTGAAAGTGAATTTCAAGGAAAATGTATTTTGAAAGTGAAATTATGAATATATTACATTTTCATTAACTTACTAAATTTAGCATCAAGTAATCTTTCTTCTAATCTTTTTTTATGTTGTTCTTTTTCAATGATTAAGTATTTGCATTTATGAATGATTAAATCTTTATGATGGATACAGTAATAATTATCACATTTACATTTCCAATCTGTAATCTTTATCTTTTTCTTACAACCTTCGAAAGAACAACGGAGTGTCATTGGTTATAATATAGTATAAAAATAATATATTATATTCAATTTTGTATTTAATTTGTGGATTTTTGGACTTTCTTACGCTTAGGGGGTCGTGTTCGTTCTGTTCTTAATTCACATAGTAATTTAGAATCACTATCTGGTGCGGATACATTAATACATTTAAATTTGTTTTGTTCTTCTCCATTTTCTTGTAAAACAAGAGAAACTTCTACATATTCATTTTCTACTAAATAACGATATATATCTTTACTTGTAACTAAAGAGGATTGATGGACTAATGCTTGTGTGCCTTTTGCAACAACATCTTCTCTCTCATTCGAAGAATGTAAAAGACATACAATATTTACCAGTCCAAAACCTTTATTTCTATCAAACCACATTACACGTGCTAAATAACGATTCATATTATCATGTGTCATTACTATATATAGGTATAAGTCTTTAAATAATTTATTTATATAATTATGTAGTGTTTATAATTTCATATGTATCTGTATTTTTATCATATTTATACTTAGATACAATTCTAGGATTATGAATATTATTCATAATATCTTGATGATAATACACATTATTAAAATCATCTATATAATAAATAACACCATTAATATCTTGAGTTCGTACTAATATATTTTTAAAGTTGGTTTCATTTGTATCTTCATTACTAATAATACCGTGAGGTTGCGATTTTAAGTGAGTTCCACAATAGTCTTTACCGTCCTTTTTTTTACGAGTACAACGATCACCATTGGCTCTTTTTGCATTACACCGTTCATAAATCGGTACATTATTACGGATACGCTTTCTTTTACTAAAATCAGACCGTTCAAGTTCCAATATATTAATCTGGTCTATAAAATTAATTAATGAATTTTTTTCACTTTCTATAGAACATTTGGCTTGAATCATTGTTTTCAAATCATTTTTTACATCATGTATATAAGACGAAATCTTCTTATTAATCCTTGTTTCCATTTCTCTCTTTTGTTTCTCTTAAATACCAACCGATTTTCTCTTTCAATTATTTTATAAATTATAATAAAATGAACTTAAAGAAACGCATTATCACTCGGTATAACAAAATAAAGAAATAAAAGTAAATTAATCCACATTAAGTAATTGATATAATAAATACTATCTATATCTACAAAATTCATCACGGTTGGAAATAATATATTAATAAAAAGTAGAAAGAAGATTACTACATATGTATTCATTTTAATATATATATGTAGTTATTTTTTTTGAATGAATTATAAGCGAACATAAGGGTCAAAACAAGGTTTATTGTAATGATCGTGTTCATAAAAATATTTACCACAATTCTTACACGTATATTTTAATTCTTTTCTTACAAATACGTGACTCTTATCTTTATGTTCAGATTTATATAATCCACACAAACAACACTGTTTCTCATTTTTACCTTTTAACAGTTCTAATAAATTATTCGTTTTTACACCTTTATAATTATATTTATGTGTTAATTTAATATCACAAATCTTGTCTATTTTATTCATAAAATTTTCACTCGATAAACTTAAACTTTCATCTAAACTATCATTTCTTACTTTGTTTTCATCCACAATACTTGTAATTATTTTATATGTATTCCTTTTGTTTCTTTTATAGATCTTTTTAAAATAAAAGTAATGATATACACTATTCATATATATAAGAAAATGATTATTTATCCATAAGTATTTTCTTTAGAATAATAAAAATACAAAAATCCATCTTCATCTTTATGAAATGAATATAAATAATGAAATCTATGATTTCCACAAGATAATAATTTATTATTACAAAATAAAAATATTGCATCACTATCACTTATTTTTAATCTATTATAAATGATTGCTTTGAACTGGTCTAGCGTGACATCATTGGGAACTAAAAATTTTGTTTTATCTAATATTGGAAGACCATCATTATTCATACTGTAAGGTTCTACTATTACTGGAATACGGTCTGGATATTTATCTCTAATTCTTATAGTCATTCGTACTCTTTGGGCGAAAGAATGTTTTTTCTTAAACTCGTGTTCTTTCATATATATATCTACCTCTTTATTTTTTGTATTGTTTCACGTATTTTTTCTTCACGAGTATTTAAAATATAATCTACAATTTCTTTGGCTTGAGTTTCATTATCCTGATACAATTTAGATAAAGCATTCAATAAATGCTTCTTACTTAATGCAGATTTCACTTTTGTCTGTTTATATAAAATCTTGCAATTCTTTGTATCAAAACAATCTACCTCATTTTCTTTCATCATAGAAACAAGTTTTTCATTATATACTTTTTTAATTTTTCTCAATTCTTTAGATTTCTTTTGTAAGTCTAATAACTCATTATCAATCTCTAACCATTTTTTAATATTAAATACAAGGTCATTTTTTTGAGTCTCATCCATAATATAACTATAATCTATATTTTTATATTAT